GGTCAAGAATGGAGCGTAGGAGAATGGGGCGCAGTAAATGATCAAGGTGTAGAATTAACAGGTCTGTCAATGACATCAAGTGTTGGTGCATTAACAGAAGTATACAATGAAACTGGTTGGGGTCGTGATGGTTGGAGTGAAGAAGCTTGGGGTGAATCAAACGATGCACATGCAGAATTAACAGGTTTTGAATTACAAAGTGATTTAGGTAGCAACGCGTGGGGATCTAAAGGTTGGAACAATAATTCTTGGGGTCTATTTGCATTAGATGATGTTGCAAGTGTTATGGGACCAACAGGAGTTTCTTCTACAGGTTCTGTTGGAACTTTAGGATTTCAAATTGATGCTACATTTAGTTTAACAGGAGTTTCTGCAACTTCTTCTTTAGGATCAGTTGATGCAGCAGACGTAATATCACCAACAGGTCAATCAGCAACTTCTTCTGTAGGATCAGTAGTTATTGAAACAGCTTATGATATAACTGGTCTTTCTGCTACTGTTTCTTTAGGTGGAACAGATGAAAATTCAAACCCTATAGTAATACCAACTGGAGTCTCAATGACATCTGGTTTAGGTTCTTTATCACCTGCTGATATTATGGGCTTGACAGGGTTGTCTGCAACATTTAGTATAGGTACAATAACAGTTGACACAAGTTTAGATTTATCGTTAACTGGACAATCGGCAACGTCAAATGTAGCTGCTTTTGGAACCTCTGATGGCTTTGGAATTCAAGCTTATCAAAGTATTGACACAGGTTCTAATACAAGTTATACAGATGTTGCTTAAGCAAATTAGGAGATAAAACATGGCTTCAACATACACACCTTTAGGGGTAGAACTTCAGGCAACCGGTGAAAACGCGGGAACGTGGGGAACAAAAACAAACACAAATTTAAGTATCATTGAACAAATATCAGGTGGATATTCAGCACAATCAATTGCAGGTGGCGCACAGACTACAGATTTAACAGTATCTGATGGATCAACTGGAGCAGTTATGTCTCACAGAATGATTGAGTTCACAGGTACAATTACAGGAAACCAAATCGTAACAATTCCTTTAGATGCACAAACATTTTATTTTTTAAGAAACTCAACATCAGGTGCATACACAGTACAATTTAAATATATAACTGGATCAGGAAGTACTTTTACTTTCTCAGCAACAAACAAAGGCGACGCTTTAGTTTTTGCTTCTGCAGACGATGGAACTAACCCAAAAATTTTAACTATTGACACAGGTATTAAAAATGTAGTTGAAGATACAACACCTCAATTAGGTGGTAATTTAGACACAAATTCACAAAACATTTTAATTGATGATGCACACTTTATTGCTGATGAAAGTGGAAACGAACAAGTTATATTTCAAACAACAGCTTCAGCAGTAAACGAATTAGAAATTACAAACGCGGCAACAGGTAATGGTCCAATTCTTGGATCAAGTGGAGAAACAAATGTTGATCTTAACATCACTCCAAAAGGAACTGGAAGAGTAGTTTTAGGCGCTGGTGCTATTCAAAACTTAACTGAAAAAGCTACAGTATCTGCAACAGCAGCAACTGGAACAATTAACTATGATGTTAGAACACAAGCAGTTTTATACTACACATCTGCATCTACTGGTAATTTTACAATTAATCTTAGAGGCGATGGTTCAACTACATTAAACAATATTATGGATACAGGTGAGTCTCTTACTGTTGCTTTCTTAGCAACAAATACAGGAACACCATACTATCAATCGGCTTTTCAAATCGATGGATCAAGCGTGACACCAGAGTATCAAGGTGGCTCAGCACCAGATGCAGGTAATGCTAACTCGGTTGATGTGTATACATATACAGTATTTAAAACTGGAGATGCTGCGTTTACAGCGCTTGCTTCTCAAACACAGTTTGCATAATAGGAGGAATATAGAAAGATGCCTTTAATTGGAACATTCGGCGCTGCAGCCGTAAAAGGATTTGGACAAACCAGAGGTGGTGGAACACCTTATAACGTTCAATATTTAATTGTCGGCGGAGGTGCTGGAGCTGGAGAAGGCTACGGCGGAGGCGGCGGAGGAGCTGGCGGTTTTCGTCAAGTTGGTTCTAAAAACTTCGAAGTTGTTACAAATACAAATTATACAATTACAGTTGGAATTGGAGGAGTTTCAAATAATGCTCCAGGAACTCCAACTTATCCGGCAAGCGGAAATGCACTACCAGGAGGAGATTCAATATTTCCTGGTGAAGCAGCAACTATTACATCAACTGGTGGAGGTTACGGCGGTAATGACGGTGGAGGACCATCTTCTGTAATCGCCGATGGTGGCGATGGCGGATCAGGCGGCGGAGGATCTTCTCCGTGGCAATCAAATATTAATAATGACGGTGGTGCTGGAAACACACCTCCAGTAAGTCCATCTCAAGGAAATGGCGGTGGAACTTCTACAAATCAAGGTATCCCTAACCGAGGAGCCGGTGGTGGCGGCGGTGGCGCTGGCGGAGCTGGCACAAACGCACCTACAAGTGGAGGTGGTCCAGGAGGCAGTGGAACTGCTGATTCAATTTCAGGTTCTTCAATCACTTACGCTGGTGGCGGCGGTGGTGGCGGAATGGGACCAGGAACTGGACGTGGATCCGGTGGCTCAGGCGGCGGTGGAAATGGCGGAGCGCAAGTTCCGACAGTACCAGGAACTTCTGGAACAGATGGTTTAGGAGGAGGCTCAGGTGGAGGATTCTACAGTGCACCTAATGCAAATATCAGAGGTGGTAACGGAGTTGTAGTTATTAGAAGAGTTACAGCAGATTCAGATTCTGCATCAGGCGGAACAGTTACAACTGATGGTTCAGACACTATTCACACATTTAACGCTTCAGGGACGTACACAGGATAATGGCTCAAAGATACGCAAAATTAGACGAAAACAATATCGTAATAGGAGAGATTTTATTAGACGATAGCGCATGTGGTTCTTCAGAAGCAGAGGCAGTTGTTAATTTACAAAAAATGTATGGTTGGCAATTTTGGAAAAGAACTTACTTAGGAACTGAAGAAGGTGCAACAAATCCAAGAAAAAATTATGGTTCTTTAGGTTTTGTTTATGATGAAAGCGAAGATGCTTTTAAACCTGTATCTGCTCCATACGCAAGTTGGACAAGAAATAGTACAACATTATTATTTGAAGCACCAACACCTATGCCTGAAACATATGTAGAAGATCCTGACAATCCAGGTGAAGCAAACAGGCAACGAGAACTATATAATTGGGACGAAGCGACTACTTCTTGGGTCAAACGGTAATCATTTTTTTAAGTTCAGGTAAATAACAACAGTCTAAATTTCCATACTTCATCATATAATAAACATCATCTAAATCTTCAGCTAACGTATGGCCAGATAAATTTAAACTTGTGTTTAATAGTAAAGGTATTTTATTTACATTGTTAAAACACTCTAACAAATTATAAAAATTTTTATTATTTTCTTTTGATACAGTTTGTATTCTAGAACTACCATCAACTGCGCAAACAGAATTTATACGCTGTTTCATCTGATAAGTATAAAGCATATAAGGAGATGAACCTTCAATATCAAAATAATCTGATGCATGTTCTTCTAACACAGCAGGAGCAAAAGGACGCCAGCTTTCTCTTTTCTTAACTTTGTTTATCAACTCGAAAGCATCTTTATGTCTAGCATCTATCAATAAAGATCTATTTCCTAAACCTCTTTGTCCTTGTTCAGACCTACCTTGAAATATACCAACAGGTCTTGTTTTTAATATAGAACACACGTTTGCATTTGTGGCATGAAAGGATTTAAATTTACTTAAATCATATTTAGGTTTGAAACCAAGATAGACTGGATTATTTTGTAAGTTTAGTTTTCTATCTAAAACATGATTCATTACTCCTAACGATATACCTTGATCAGTGCATAAAGGATCTATCTTAATGTTTATGTTTTTATATTTAGAATTAGCTAAAACATTTTGTGCAACACCACCTGTGTAAGTTATATTTCCTCTTGGCATTACTTTATCTATTAATTCTTCTGTATGTTTTTGAAACTTACCTAACTCAAGATCATGTAAAGACTTAGCCATAAGTTTACCACAACTTCTAAACGCTCTGTTTTTCTGTAAATTAAAAACTTCTGCTGTTTTAAGTTCATAGTTTCTTCCAATATTTTCTTGAGACGTATATGTTTTTTTATAATTTTTAAAAACAGTTTCTTGTTCTTTGCCTTCTTTTAAAGGAGAACCATGACCATCAATAACTACCATGTGCTCACTTTCTCCCACTGTGGCTGCTGCGCAACATGCGTGAAAATAATGATGATGTTTATTTTCGTAAAAGCTTATTTCACCTTTTCTTTTTATAAGATCATATTTTTTTAACATATCTACCCATAGCCAATGACTAGAGTCATATAAGAAACTAATAAAAACTTTATCAAACTTTATACGTAAATCTTTAATTTTGTTAAGGAGTTTAGAAGTCGGAACAGATGAAGCTATAACATTACTAAATCTTTCGATTTGCGCATGTAATAAAAAACTATTATCTTTTACGATAGTTATAGAACCATCATGATCACTATGTATTGTTAAAATATTCACTTGCTTTCTTTTGCCATTTTGCTATACCCGTTATTATATGCAAAGAAAGATATTAAGTCAAAGTAAGATTTTTGAAGGTATGTTGCCCCAAAAAGGTTTAAACTTTGATACACAAACAGTTACTTATGAAGTTATGAAACAACATTTAGATGGTAAGTTTGTTAAAGGAAATTATACAAATCTACCCTTAACTAAGTATTGTGAATATTTAATGTATTACCTTACTAATGAATGGTACTATCAAAAAATGACAAAAGAGAAACCTTATGTAGGAGGTCGTTATGGTGGTTCTATTGCTTTAAAGAAACAATACGGTTTAGTTCAATTACCAACTTACACACAACCTTCAACAGATCACACAGATGTTAATTTAGCGGAGTGCGCAGATCAAGTTATGTTATTAGCTTTAAATGTACAAGACGCATCTGCTAGAATAGTTTTTGAATACGATGATCACAAAAGAAAAAATAGAATTATATCTCAACAAATAACTTGTGATAGTTATTATTTTTTTCCTGCAGATGTAAAATATCACATAACTAGAAATAACTCCGATTACATTAATCATTACATTATACAGACCTATGACGAAATCTACGACTAACATAATATTTGCTACACCTCTATGTAGAGTAAATTTAAATAATAAAAAACTAATTAAAGATTTAATTAGCTACGTAAAAAAGATAAACAAAAAAGATAAACAAGGAAGACTTGTTTCAAATCTTGGTGGATGGCAGAGTCAGATCTTACCTATGAAGGATAAAGTTTTAATAAACCTTGAAAGATTTATACGCAATCATTTAAAAAATTTTAATGAACAATATGAGTATCTTAATGAAGAACCTAGAATAGATGCTCTTTGGTTTAACATAAATAAAACTAAAGATGCAAACAATACACACAACCATGCTGGAGTAAACACACCTGATTTTTCTGCAGTGCTTTATCTGCAGATTGATGGTGGAAAAATTCATTTTATGAACCCAGATCCATACCATAATTGTATGCCTACATTAAAAACAAAAGAACCTGATTATTGGAATGCATTTAATTCAGCTGAATATTTTATAGAACCTGAGCCAGGTGATCTAATTATTTTTCCATCTACAATAAATCATTGGGTAGAACCTAATCCATCAAAAAATGATAGAATTAGTTTAGCTTTTAATTGGAGTATTAAATGAACTTAAAATTTAATTGGTATTGTTATAAAGGAGTTATTTCTTCTAGAGTCTGTGATTCTATGGTTAAATTATTAAACAGCTCAAATAAAACAAGAGGCACCATTGGATTAATTAAAGATAAAGATGAAAAGAATTTGTCTGCGAAAGAAAAGAAGTTTTATAATAAAACTAGAAAATCAACTGTTGCTTTTCGTAATGATAAATGGCTGTATCGATATACACATCCCTGGATTCATAAAGCTAATGCAGATGCTGGTTGGAACTTTCAATGGGCTATATCTGAATCCTGTCAATTAACAGAATATGGACCAGATCAATTTTATAATTGGCATGTAGATCAACATGTCGATCATTATGATGAGGGTCCTTTTAAAGGACTAACTAGAAAGTTATCAAGTGTTCTTGTATTAAATGATGCAACCGAATACGAAGGAGGCAAACTGGAGTTTTGGCATAGAGGAGAAGATAAAAAAGATATTTATTCTACTCCTGAACCTATGAAACACAAAGGTTCAATAGTTGTTTTTCCTTCTTTTATATGGCACAAAGTACATCCTGTTACAAAAGGAAAAAGATATAGTTTAACTAATTGGCATTGTGGAAACCCTTATGTTTAAGAAAGACAAAATTTGTTTAATTAAAAATGCTTTACCAATTTACATGGTAAATTTTTTAAATAAATATTTTAAAATTAAAGAAGCTGCAGCTATTAAATTACATGAAGATGGTTATGTACCTGTAGACAGTCTAGAATGGGGAACTCACGCTGATGGTCAAGTCAACGGTTCTTATTCAATTTATGGAGACCAAGCTGCAGATACTTTACTTATATCCTTACAATCAATATTTGAAAAAGCCATAAAAGAAAAATTAGTTCCTACGTATTCTTATACAAGAGTATATAAACCAGGCGCTGTTTTATTACCACACAAAGATAGATTTAGTTGTGATATATCAACAACGCTTTGTCTTGGAGGAGACCCTTGGTTGTTCTGGTATAAGAAAGGAAATAAAAAATATAGTATGGATTTAAAACCAGGTGATATGTTAGCGTATCGAGGAACCGAGATAGAGCATTGGAGAGAACCTTTTCAAGGCACAGAATGCGTACAAACTTTTTTACATTATAATAGTGTAAAGTCTAAATGGGCAGAAAAAAATAAATACGATGGCAGACCTTGTTTAGGCTTACCAGGTTATTATGGTCATAAGATAGATGATAAAAATACACGATAATATTTTTGACCAGAAATGGATAGTGGAAATTTCTTCTCAATTATTAAAAGAAGGTTGGACCGCTAATAATGTAGCTAACAGAAATACTTTTCCTTACCAAGAATCTGGGACTCACAGACTTCTAGGAAAAACTTTTTTCTTAAGACAGAGCCATGATAATATTATTTACGACCACACTAATATGAACTTGTGTCAAAACTTAATAAACGCTTTTGATCACATTAGAAGAATTAGTGATAGGAATATGCAGCTTATGGAAATAACAGGTAATTTACAATTTAAAGATATGGATGGATCTTTTCATAGAGATGGTTTTGAAAATCAAAAAGCGTTTATATTAATGTTGAACAACGAACAGCTTCCTAAAAATATTGGAGGTGCCTTTATACATAAACCAACAAATAAAAAAATTCCGTTTCAAGCAGGAAGATTAATAGAGATAGCAGCTAATGATTTACATAGAGCAGACGCTTTTAACAAACCATACTTTGCAAGAATGTCTATAAAATGGGTAGGTCAAATATGAAATATGTAATTGAAGATTTTGTACACCCCAATGATGCTAAAATGTTAATTAATTATTTTAATCAGTATGATTATCTTTGCAGTGATGACAGAGAGTATCATAAAGATAGAAATCTTCATTTCGAAGATATTCCAAATGTTAATATGAAAAACATATTACTTTACTATGCTTGTAAAAATGAGATGTTTATAGATCATTACTTTAAAGCTCGTACTCATCTGTGGCAAGAAATGAGAATGTGCCGGTGGAACAAAGGACACAGCATGCCTTTGCATGTAGATCGCAACGAGGAACATGGAGATCTATTTCATTTTTCTTCTTTAATTTATTTAAATGACGATTATAAAGGTGGAGAATTATTTTTTATAGAAAATAAAAAAGAAAAGAAATATAAATTAAAAGCTTTAAGTTGTATGATATTTCCAAGTGGAAAAGAATATACACACGGAGTTAAGAAAATTTTGAAAGGAAAAAGGTATACAATACCATCATGGTACGTACTAAAAAAATAGACACTACGTTTATACATCAAGGAATGATACCTGAAAAAATTTGTGATAAGCTAATAGAACACTATGAATCAGGCAAAGATACTAGTGGTCCAGCAAGGATGAGAGGAATGATGTCTGGTGATAAAAAACCTATACTTAATTTAAAATATAAAGACTGTGAGGAGTCTGCTTACGATATAAGAAAAGTTAAATTTTCTGAAGAATACTTGGATGCTCTTGGAAAAGTTCTCAATGCTTATAAAAAGAAATATAAATATTCAAGTGAAGCTCAAGCACCTTGGGAGATATGTCCTTTTGTAAAAATACAAAAATATTATCCAGGTAAATCTTATAGTGGTCTTCATTATGAGAATCAGGGATATGGTATTTCATTATACAGACATTTAGTTTTTATGACTTACTTAAATGATATTGAAGAAGGCGGAGGAACTTTTTGGAATTATCAAAATCTTACAACAAAACCTAAAAAAGGTCTCACTGTTATATGGCCAGCTATATGGACCCACACTCACAAAGGGCTGCCTGCTCCTAAAGAATTAAAATATATATGCACAGGATGGTATCAATGGAAGAAAAACTAACACTAGAACATTATTTTCCAACCACTATTGGAATTGTAGATTGTCCTTTTATAGACGATATTAAAGAATCTTATAAAAAAACAATATCTACATATAAATATGAACCATCGGGTTTCTGCCATGAAAGAGTGCACCAGAATAAAAAGTTTCAAAGATTAAATACGTGGGTCTTAAATCAAGTTCATCAATACGCTAGAAAACATTTATATGATGATTTCTACAACTGTAAAGAATCTTGGTTGTTAGATTATCCTGTGGGAGGAGGGCAATCTTTTCATAAACACCCAGGATTTATTTTTTCTGCGGTATTCTTTTTGGAAGGACACGAAACAGATACTGCTTTAAATTTTGAAAACCCTGTGCAAGATATGATGAACCCTTTAAATACAACAGCTCACCACGATGGTAAATCTGTGCATAATGAACTTACCTATACCGTAATATCTTATCCACCCAAAACAGGTAGACTTATTATATGGAGAAGTTATCTATCTCATGGTTGTTATAATAAAACAACAAAAGATAGAAGAATAGTTTTTACTTATAACTTTGATAGAAAATGAAAATTATAGTTGATGATAATTTTATGGATAAAGACAATGTAGCTTTTGTTGAGGACATTGTTTTAGGATACGGCTTTCCTTTTTTTCACAAAACAAAAATACTACATGACAGTAAGGATTATAATGGTTTCTTTGAACACATTATATTACATGTAGGTGGAGATAAATGGAACTCACAATATCATCCTTTTTTTGAATCTATTTTACATTCCTTCACAGAAAAGCATAAGATAGAATATGAGCTTATATTTAGAGCATCGGTCAACCTTACTTATAATAATGGTGTTCATGAAAAATGTCCTGTGCATGTAGATCACACCTTTCCTCATAAACAATTATTAGTTTATTTGAACGATGTACAAGACAAAGAATCTAAGACTGTAATATTAAACAAGAAGAAAGACACAATTCTAAAAGAAATTAAACCAAAACAATTTAGAGGAGTTATGTTTGACGCTCTTCCTCATTATCACCTTATGCCTAAAAAGGGAGAGAGAATGGTTTTTGTAATAACTTTTAAATGATATTAGAAAAATTTGCTGAATATCTAACAGGTATAGAATACCCAAAAGAAAAAACTTCTTGGAATATTGCAGGTATGATAAAAGGTAAAAATGCTTTTTATAGATTTGATGTTAGAAATATGTTTGAATTACCTGATGGTACACCAGCGCAAAAAGGTCGTTTAGATACGCAAGCTGAAAAGATGGTTCTTGAAGGTGAAAAAGAATGGATGATTATAGACTTAGAAGAACTTCATCAGTATATACGTAGGGAAAAGAAGAAAAACGTATATGTAAATGATTTGATCTCTGATCTAGAATGGACTATATTTTTGGCCAAAAAGTAGTATAATGATATATTATGGCATTACAAAAAGTACAATTCTTACCTGGATTTAATAAACAAATTACTGAGACTCAAGCTGAAGGCCAATGGGTAGATGGTGATAATGTAAGATTTAGATATGGCACACCAGAAAAAATAGGTGGTTGGCAACAACTAGGTAATAATAAGTTAACAGGTGCAGCTAGAGCTATGCATCATATTGTAAATAGAAGTGGCCAAAAGTTTTCAATTATAGGCACGAACAGAATTTTATATGCTTACTCAGGAGGTATCTTTTATGACATACACCCTATTAGATCTACCTCTACGCTTACCAACGCTTTTACTACAACTAACGGATCTCCTACTGTAACTATAACCTTTGCTACAGGACACAGTCTTAATCCTGGAGATATTATTTTATTAGATAATTTTACAGCTATTACAGGATCAAACTTTTCAGCTTCAGATTTTGATGATAAAACGTTTATGGTGACAAGCACACCAACAAACGTAACAGCAACAATTACAATGCCTTCAAACGAAACTGGTTCAGGAGCAACTACGTCTGGAGGTATAAGAGTTCAAATTTATTATTCAGTTGGACCGGCTGAGCAGTTACCAGGGTTTGGTTGGGGCTTAGCTTCTTTTGGCGGTACAGTAGCCAACGCACTTACAACAACCTTAAATGGGGCTATAGATGCATCTACAACAACAATAGTTTTAACAAGTGCTATTAACTTTCCAACGACAGGTACAAACCACATACAAATAGGAACAGAAGAAATATCTTACACAGGAATTTCAGGAAGCACATTAACAGGTGTAACGCGAGGCGTAAGAAATACGACGGCAGCATCACATTCAGACGGTGCAACAATTACAAATACTTCTGACTTTATAGCGTGGGGCGAGGCTGCATCAGGTGACTTAGTAATTGATCCAGGTCTTTGGTCTATTGATAACTTTGGCGATAAAATTATTGCGTTAATACATAATGGACAAGTTTTTGAATGGAATTCAAACGCAGCTAATGCCACGGCAACAAGAGCAACGATTATTTCTGGTGCACCAACTGCATCAAGAGATATGATTGTATCTACACCAGATCGACACTTAGTATTTTTTGGAACAGAAACAACGATTGGAACACCAAGCACTCAGGATCAAATGTTTATTAGATTCTCTAATCAAGAGGATATTAATACTTACACTCCAACAGCTACAAACACGGCAGGTACTCAGAGACTTGCAGATGGTTCAAGAATTATGGGAGCAGTAAGAGGTAGAGATGCAATATATGTTTGGACAGATACTGCTTTATTTACACAAAGATTTATTGGTCCACCTTTTACATTTGGTTTTGCACAAGTAGGTACAAACTGTGGATTGATAGGACAGAACGCTGCGGTGGAAGTAGATGGCGCTGCATACTGGATGTCAGAGAATGGTTTCTTTAAATATGCGGGTGCCCTACAATCATTGCCTTGTTTAGTAGAGGATTTTGTTTTTGATGATTTAAATACTACAGCTAACCAACTTATAAATGCTGGTATAAATAATTTGTTTGGTGAAATTAATTGGTTCTACTCTTCTTCTGGTGCAACAGTTATTGATAGATGTGTAACTTACAATTACATTGAATCTTCACCTCAAAGACCTGTTTGGACAACAAGCACATTAGATAGAACAACTTGGATAGATTCGTCAGTATTTGGCAAACCTCATGCCACAGACTACGATGCTGGTTCTGACAATTCCTATGATGTTGTTGGAAATACAGACGGATGCACAATATATTACGAACACGAGACTGGCACAGATCAAGTTACAACCACAGCCACAACAGCAATAACTTCCAACATTGAATCTGGAGACTTTGATATTAGTCAAGGTGGAGACGGTGAGTTTTTTGCAAAGATTAGAAGATTTATACCAGACTTTGTATCTCAAACTGGTAATACACAAATTACATTACAATTAAGAAATTATCCAAATGATAGTCAATCAAGTTCACCGCTTGGTCCTTTTACAATTAGTTCATCAACAACAAAAGTAGATACAAGAGCTAGAGCAAGAGCTATGGCGTTAAAAATAGCAAACACGGCCTCATCGCAAAATTGGAAACTTGGTGGATTTAGATTAGACATACAACCAGACGGTAGAAGATAATGGCAAAGATAGTACAGATATTAACAAGACCTTCTAAAGCATACAGTCAAGATGTTGCTGATGCACAGGTAAGGGATCTTGACAGTATAATACAAAAATTAAACACAACCTATCAACAAGAACTAAAGGATGAAGTAGACGCACAAAACTTCTTTTTAAATTAATGTCAAATAGTTTCGTAAACGCAAAAGTAGATTTAACAACAACTGACGACACAACGTTGTACACAACTCCAACTGCTAACGTTGCTTTGGTTAAATCTTTATTAATATCAAATGATGCGGGATCTGCCTGTAATATAACTGTTACATTGACAGATGCTTCTGGTAATGTGTTTAGCTTATTCAAAACAAAGGCAATAGATACAAATACAACAACCGAACTTTTAACTCATCCTCTTGTAGTAGAGGAAAGTGAGATACTAAAGGTACAAGCTAGTGACGCGAACGAGCTGCACGTCATAGCTTCTATATTACAAATACAGCCAAGAGAGGTAACAACATAATGACAGTAGTAGTATTAAAACCAAAAGATATAATAGAGAAAATTAGCAACAAAAAAACAGGCGAAGTCTATACGAACGAAGATGACTGGAAGGCAAAAAACGTGCCAGAAGACGATATTCAAAGGGACGTAACAGTCGTAATGCCAAGCCTTGATTTATTTCCAAAAACCAAGTAAAGTGGAGGTTACAGGATATAAAGCCTGCCTTAACAATTTAGCTAAATTATGACAATATCAAGAGGACAGATGAATAGACAATTATACATGGGCGGCGGTATTATGGATATTGTGCCAAGAGAACCAGCCCTATTCGGTGGTATTAAAAGAGCTGTAAAGAAAGCAACTAACACTGTAAAGAAAATAGTAAAGTCTCCAATAGGTAAAGCTGCAACAGCTTACGCTTTAACAGCAGGTTTAGGTTCACTAGGAGCTGGAGCTTCAAGAGCAGGATCTGGTAGTATGTTTGGATTTCTTAATCCTGAAAATGTTATGTCAAACTTAGTAACTACAGGTGGACGTATTGGTAGTTTGTTTTCAGGAGTCAAAAATGTAGATACAGGTGATCTTAGTGTTGTACCAGGTAAATTTTCTACAAGTCCTGTTG